AGTAGTGTGCATCCGTCAGAAAATCACTATTATACAATTTTATCTAAGCTAGTTAAACCTAAAGCAAATGCAATAAATGCAAATTTACACCAATTATGAATCCAGTTTCACAGCTTTTGAGTATACTTCACCCCCCCGCTAAACTAACATAAAAATAATCATAAACTAGGATGTATACTATCGGTTATATTGGTCTTAATCTACGTTAGATGATTGTCTAAATAAATGGATATATTGGTTATTCATATCTTAAAGTTAGATTATTGCTAATGGATACACTAATTGTCTTAATTTTAAAGGCTAATACATGACTTACAGACTACATAATATATACTTAACTATTAACCCCGATTTGCTGTTGAGTTTGGAATTACTGAGACCAAATCTTATTAATCAATGACTTTATAGCAACTGATCTAATGCCACCTTCGCCAACAATTGTGGAGAAAGTGGATTTGATCAGTTGTGCATTATCAGCAATTTTATCAATCATTGGCCCTGACTCATCTCTGGATCTGAATCTTGACTGGTAGACTTTTAGATCACTGTCAGAGCTCTTTCCATTCTTCTTTATCTCAAACAGTGCACATGCAACCGGCCAAAAATCAAACACATCGCTAAACAAGTGAGCACCTGGGGTAAATGATAAATAAGCACTTCGCTGAGGTAGTGTGTAAGCCGGGTCCCATTTAAAGCCATTTGCTTTTGCAATTGCTACGACCAAGTCAGGATAATCCTGAGAATTAGTATATGCAGCACAGGCACACATCCCCTGCAATCTCGAAAACGTGTAGAGGTCATCACTAAGGTCAATGCTACCTTTGTAGACAACCAGATCAATGCCCTTCTTGACAAAATATCCTCTTAATGTCATACCTTCTCCATCACCTAGTGCCTGAATTGCTCTCTTCAGTTGCACACCTTTTGCCAACATGTCTTTGACCTTTGCTGGATCTTTCAAAAAGGCGTCATTCACATGCTTATTGTAGAATGTTTGCCCTCTGAAAGTGGAGCTAGTCACATTATCCTCAAAAACGAAACCAGTAGCCATCTCTCTTTTTCCGATTGTCGGTTTCTGGTTTTAAATTGAATTCAAGCTGCGTTAATATTGTTAGACTGAAGCTCTTAATAGATCAAACGGGTTCTAAACAAGTTCTACGGTCTGGTACTAGTGTGTTTTAAGTCAAAAGACTCTGAAGGATGTGCACTACT